CTACAAGAACATCATTGGAGTTTAACAGAAATAGAAGAAATGATGCCCTGGGAAAGAGAAGTGTATATAGCAATGCTAGTACAACACTTGAAAAAGAAAGCGGACAAACAAAAAGAGCAACGGTAAATGGAAACTAACAAAAACTCGTCAGTCCTTGCTAACTTAGTAAGAAAAACATCCCCTATGTCTGGGCTTTCCAAGGGAACAGGCTCTACTGCAATCAGTAGAGGTGCAGCTGCGTTTTCTTCTAACCTTAGCAACAATTCAGAAAGTCTACAAAAAATATTAGATGCTTCAAGTGATGAGACTAGAATAGAATTTAAAAAATTGACCAGTATGTTTACAGAAAACATGAATAAGACTGGAGAGAAACAAATATCTGCGTTAAAAGAAATTGCAGATCAAATGGAAAAAATTAAAAACGCTGATAGTCGCCTTGCTCTAGGCTTTGATGAAATAAAACAAAGTATGGTTGGAAGTAGAGCTAGTGCTTTTACTAGAGGAGTATTAAGTAAAAAGAGTTCCGGATTAAAGGGCCTTAGAGAAAGAAGTCAAATTGAGTCTACATTAGGAAAAGGATTAGATACTGAAGACCCCACAGTCAACATACTAGAAGAAAACAACAAACTGCTCAAACAAATATCTGAAAATACTGAAAGCATGGGTTCAGGTGGAGGTTTGCTTGAAACACTAGGCAATGTTGCAACTACACTAATGGGGTTAAAATTTCTTTCAAATTTTTTACCGGGCGGTGGAGGAGAAAGAGACGATGGCCAATTCAATACAATTGGAGATCCTTTACAAGTAGATCAAACTACTGAAGGTGGGACTACTGTAACAACCCCCGATGGAACATCAGTACAGTTAGAAGAAAATGTTTTAGATAACACGGGCGTTGATGAAACACTAGCAGTCAGAGCTGGCACAAGCCTAGCTAGAGCAACGATAGGAAGAGAAGGCTTAGAGGCAGCTGGTAGAGGTGGAGCCCGTGCCGCAGGAAACCTAATGTCTAAAGCAGGAACAGCAGCTTTAAATACTATGCCAACAAGAGCAGGTGTTGCAATTTTAGAAGCTGGAGATACTACAGCTGCTAAAACAATAAGTAAGCTAATTACTAGTAAAATAACAAAGGCAATGCCAGGAATAATAGGAAAATCAATACCTTTTGCCGGAGCTTTAATAGGTTTAGGGCAAGGGCTTTTTCGAGCAGTAAAAGGTGATTTAGTGGGTGCAGCACTATCAGCTGGCAGTGGTGTAGCTGGTCCGTTGTCTGCAATAACATTAGGTGCAGCTGACATAGCTAGAGAAATTTACAAAGAAGTATACGGAGTTGCACCTGAAGATGATCCAGACGGTGGTATGGAAAGGCTAGCAGCGATAGGTGACTTGACCATAACAGAAATGAAGAAAGCTTGGGATAATTTCAATGCTGATGAACAACTAGCAGAAAATACTCCAGAGGCTATAATCAATAAAGCAAGAGAAGATGGTATTGTAGAAGATACTACCAATCGAAGAGGTAGAGTAACAGGACAAACTATCAACCAAGAAAGATTGTCAGAAGTAAACGACGCGGCCCAGTTACAAGAAATAGTAGACACAGGTGAGTTGTCAGTGCCTCAACAAAGAATGTTAGAAAACAGAATAGCAGAAATACAGGCTGCTACTCCTGCCATGGCAAATATAGAAGGATTAACTCCTATGGGAGCTGATACTGTTGCTACTTCTACTGTACCAACAGCAATGGCAGTAGATAATGTCACAATAGATGCCTCAGATAGTAGTGGAGGAGGAGCAGCGCCTAATATACAATATGTAACAAACAATAATAACAATAGCAGTAACAGTAGTCCTACTAATGTTTTTGCATCTAATGTTCGTAATCAAGGTAGTTCTTTGAGTAGGTATAACGATAGAGTCTTTATGGGATAAAAAAGGGGGCTAGGCCCCCTTTTTCGTCTGACTAGTTGTTAGTCATCATTAGCAAGTTTAGCAAAGTAAGACAGTGTATCATCTTCGTCATCCTCTGAAACAGTAGTCTCAGCCTTTGACATCTGTGTTACCTTTTCCATGTAGTTGTCATCAGCAGCATCTCCAGTCTGACTAGAAATACTTTCTGCTGTGCCTACCTTGGCACTGTTACCCAATACAAAGTCTAACTTCTTCTTCAATTCGTCATATGACTTGAAGTTGCTAGGGTCTACAATTTTAGCAAGTGAATGCTGTTGTGTCCAAATAGCTTCAATAGCAGCATCATCATCTGATACAGCACTTGGAGCCGCAAACTCAGACTTGTCATAGTTTCTGTAACCTTCTACCTGACGAATCTTAAGTTTGAAGTTAGCACCATCCCAAAAGTCAAAGGGATTCATTGGTGCTTCGTCTTGGAACTCAGGCTGCATTGCATCCTTGATCTTGTCAAAGATCTTCTTACCAAACTTGTAAAGGAATACTTTACCGTTGTTAGAAGGATTGCCTGAATCCTCAACAACAAGGATGTTAGCGTAATAAGAAAGACGACGCTTCTGTTTACGAGCAATTTCCTTGTTTGCTTCTACACCACTGTTCCAAAGCTCTGAGTTGAGTTCTGATACAGGGTCTGTCTGCTTGAGGGTTGTAAGTGAGTTTTCAATGTACCACTTACCTGTTGGACCTTGGAAGCCATGATTCCATAGCTGTACCCATGGCATATCTTCACCCTGAGGTGCTGGAAGAAAACGAATAACAGCGTATCCGTTGCCTGCTTGATCTACTGTGGGTTTCCACTCGTTTGAATCATCTCGATTGTTTTGCTGAGGGGCGTCAAGTTTTTCGACTTCCTTCATCAATGTATCAAAGTTGCCACGAGCCTTGCGAAGGTCTGAAAGGGAATTAAAAGCCATATTATTTCTCCGTATATGCGATATATGTGCGTTGTATGTTTAATTTATGCTTCTTGTATATTCGTATGTGTCAAGGACTTCATCTAGATCTATATTCTCTAGATCCTCAATACTATTTATACGTCTTAGTTCCTGATCGATTGCTCTTTCAGGATGTTCTTTTCCAACCCTATGAATTCTTTTTTCTTCGGGTTTTCTTTTTACTGATTTAGACATTGTGCAATCTTACCTGCAAATCTCTGTTTAACATTATCTTTGTCAAAACGAACAAAGGGTTTGTACTTCTTTACTAGTAAACAAATGTGTTCCAATACAAAGTCACTAGCATAATCTTCAACATAAGGATATAACTTTTCCATAATAACAAGTGTTTCAATTTGTATATCCCCACCCATGTACATTCTGAAGATTAGTGGGTGTGTGCCTTCCATTGCTGACTTAGATCCTTCTTTTTCTATCCTAAATAAGATATTATCTAAGTCTACATCTAAATTATATAACATTCTTTTACGTCTTGTCAAGTATTTTTTATAGTTTTCTATAAAATTTCCTGTGTAGATATTTGCCGTATCACTGCCAGCTACAAAGTTGGCTACAAGAATATCAATAACCTCTGAGCGCTTGTATTCGTTAGCTAGCTTGTACATATACTGTGTGTCTTTTCTTTTCTCAAAAGACTGACGGAGATTCCTCATACGTCCTTTTGTCACAGTAATATCGTACTTAGGATCGGTAAAGTGCAACCTTAAGGCCGCATACAATTTGTAGACATCATAAGAGGTCATTAGTTTGTTTCGTATCCCACAGCATAATTATAATCAACATAGTCCTTCTTACATTTGAGACTACACTCAACCCAAGGACTATTTTTCCAACTAGAAAATAGTTTCTTCCAAAGCTCATGGTTCAAAACATTTTCCATACTATTTGTTTTCACTGATAGCTGATCTCGATACATGGCAAAAAAGCTATCTTCATATCTAATTTTCTTTTTACCGTCACTCATTTCAGTGTATGGAAAACTTGTCCAAGAGCATGGGTGTAAAGTTCCGTCGGCACTTAAATACATTCCTCGATTACCTACTAAACACAAAGGCAATATATTTCCGTGTGCAGGGGTCGTGTTATATTTTTCTATGTTTGTTTCCATGTATTCATCAATAGGTTGAATACGATCTGATAATCTTGTGACGCTTCTTTCATACCGGTGTGTGCTGGCTATGTATTGTTCACTCGGTTCTAAATGATCGTAAGGGCCATATGTTTCATACTTACTCCCAAACTTTGTACTCTTAGTCCATTGTACAGTATCACAATTGTTTTGTCTAGCAAGTTTTACTATTTCATCTAAATTATTTTCATTGAAACTAAAGTATATTGTAGCCCAAACAACAAACGCTTTAGATTTGTGACCCATGATAGACATTCCGAGCATGATACTTTCCCAATCACTGTTCACTCTATACATATTGTTGGTGTCGTGATTGTAACCATCAACACTGAAGTTTACAGTATCATATTCATTTAGGATAACAGCTAGTTCTTCCCACCATTCTGCTTTTTTGTAGCTGCCATTGGTGATGATAAAAATGTGACAAGTAGGTTTGACTTGTTTGATATAACTACAAATTTTCAAAAAGTCTTTACAGTAGATAGGATCTCCTATGTCACCGCACATAGTAAATCTTTTGACGTTCTGTTGGATAAAGTCCTCAGTAAACGCCTGTTGAAATTCCTCAAGGGTAAACTCTTTGTTAGTCCAAGAGGTTTTGGGCATTTCAGTACGAGGACATCGTGGACATTTTAGTGTACACTTTGCGCTGATTTCAATGTGCCAGTGATATAACTGCCACCCATAATCATTTTTCATGGGGCTATTCTAGTAAAAAGATCTCGGTCAAAAATAAAATCTGCTATTTGTCTTGCAACATCTTTTGGTTTGAGATGTTCTATGTCATACAAATTATCTATAGGTTTGTGTTTTAACCTATGTCTGTTCTGATTAAAATTAGTTTTAGTAAGCCCCAATCTAACTTCTTTAATAGTGGCCTCAGGAAATTCTATCTGAATCATTCTGCCAAATTCTTGTAATGCTTTTTTAGACAGGCTATATACTAAATCCCCAGGATAAAAATGGTCGTTGTTTGTGCTAGTAACATTGACTATCTTTACTTTAGGATTATTTTGTAATGCTAATTGAGTTAGCCTCATAACACTAATAAGATTAGTATTCATAATCTTGTGCCAATATTCAAACTTGTGTTCTGTGAATTTTACCTTACCACCTAAGTCATGTCCAGCACAATTTATCAGTATGTCTACTTGATCAAGTTTATCAATTTTATCAGGGTAATCTAGATCTATATCTTTTCGTGTTAGTCCAATAACCTGATATTCTTTAGACAAAACATTATATAGTTCTTTACCAACACCGCTAGAGGTGCCTGTAATTGCAATAATCAAAACGGTAACTTTCCTATTTTTGATTTTACTTTGAGTAAGTTTAAATCGTTAGCTTCAGATTCTAGTTTGGTACGGAGACTGTTATTAATAATTTTATTAATACTTTCTGCTTCAATTTCATTTCTTAAACAGTAGTCTAACAAAACGTCCATACAAGATTGTCTTGTATGAAATGCTGTTTGCTCAATGTATTGAGAAAACTCACTAGGAGACCTAAACTTTTTTGTGATAAGAAATGTATCTGTTGGTTTTTGTGCTTCAGCCATAAATTGGTCACTAATTACTTCTAAGTTCACCTACTACTCCATCATTTATAAAATAAATGTTTATTTATTTGTGTAGTGTAGGCAAGTTGTCTATTCCAAGATGGATCTACATCTGTGTTATGATACCATAAAGCCCCATAAGTAGGGTCATCATACTTATCATTTATAACACCTACAGCTACGTCCATTGCAAGACCCCATGCCCACATATCTTTTGGGCTGTCACTTCTTCCGTCGCACCACCAACTAAACTGACACTTGTGTCTAAGAGGAACTATCTTGTTTTGTTCTGTAAGAAACCAAACAGAAATAGGGCCTTGTTTAATAACCTCACACAAAGTATTCGGATATCTTTCGTCATGTTTTCTATTGAGTGCAACATAGGCAACAGCTATTTGTCCTGTCATAGGCTCACCACGAGCCTCAAAGTAAATGTTCTGTGCTAAACATTCTACTTCATTATAACTTATTCCTGCGCTAATGTCAATATCAATAACAATTGGAATATTTTCTTTTACAGGTTTATCATTTATTAATAAAACTTTTACAGCTAGTAAAAACGCTGCTAGTAATGCTGTAGAAATAAGAAACTTATTCATACAATCTCCTAGTAAATGGGCCCATTGGATTATAAGGCGGTGCCCATACCTCACTTAGCCTATGCAGCTAAGGCGTAAACGTCATCGTTAGCGTTTATTTTAAGGTAGTTTTAGCGTCTACTCTGACGACCCTCGATTTGCCTATTCTCTCGTCTGTCGAATCTAAAACGCCCCCCTTGTCTTTTATTGGTGGAGGCGGGGGGATTTGCACCCCCGTCCAAACTCGTTTTACTTCAAACGTCAACGGGTAATATATTTATATTATAACAGTTTTAATGCCTGCTTGTCAACCTTTCCTGCACCTGTTTTCGGTATATCGTCAACAAATACAAATTGTTTCGGACACTTGTAGTTGGCCATATTATCCTTACAATGACTTATCAAATCATTTTCTGATACCTCACCTACAACAAAGGCCCGGGGCACTTGCCCCCATAGTTCATCATCTACTCCTATCACCGCAGACTGTTTTACTTTCGGATGTGAATCTATAACGGTTTCTATTTCACTTGGATGAATATTAACTGCACCAGAAACAAACATATCATCTTTTCTTCCGACAATATAATATTTTTCGTCAACAAGTTTTACCATGTCACCAGTCTGATACCAACCATCCTTAAAATCAGGAGTCCTATTGACATAAGCATCCATAAGTGTAGGCCCATTCACCCACAGTTCATCATCTACAATTCTTACAGCAACATGAGGAACAGGCTTATTATTTGCAAGAACTACTCCTCCCATTTCTGTAATGCCATATGAATCATTAAATTCTGCGTCAACAAAGATTGTTCTTGCTCTGTTTAACAGAGCAGTAGGCATAGTTGATCCTGCGGTCTGTATGTTTTTTATACTCTTAATTTTTTCGTAATCAAACTCAGGCGCATCTAACAACATTTGTAACATTGTGGGTGCCAGTGTAATATTAGTCACCTTATATTTTTGCACAATTTCTACAAATTGTGCTGGTACAAATTTGTCTTGTATGACAAGATGAGAAGCCATCACGGTAGATGCAAAAATTCTATTCTGAGGACCTAAATGATATATTGGTCCACACAATAAACTAACATCATCAGTTGATAAATTAAAGACACTTGCACTTGTAAGAGCATTTAAATATTGTCTAGTATGACTGAGAGGCACACCTTTTGGTTTGCCTGAAGTGCCTCCGGTGTATGTAATAGCATAATAATCATTACCGTCTACTACATTTTCGTATAGTTTTTCATCAGTAATTGAGACACTAGACTCATCTAAATAAACTTTAGGATTACAATCCCTTAGTACCTCATCAATTTCTTTCTTTGAATAACGATAACTTATAGGAACAAAAGTAGCACCTAACATAGAACAAGCATAAAAGAGTTCTACTTGTGTGTTAGAATTGTGTCCTGTAAATGCTACATTATCATTTTTTACTACTCCGATATTACTTAATTTGGTTGCAAGTTTTCTTGTGCGTTCACATACCTCGCTCCAAGTATAGGTTATATTATTAAATGATATTGCAGGGCGATCTGGATAATTTGTAGCAGCTGTTATCAGCAGATTGCTTATATTCATAATTTTAAATTGCGCTCATAATCTAAACGTAAGTCCAATAGCTGCTCTGCGTAATTATCTCGTTTTTCAACAAAGACTTGAGGTTGTTCTCCTTCGACAGTAATAGCAACAACGATTTGCGGTACCGGTATACCGGTCATTTCTTCAAACATAATTGCGTATGAAGTACATTGCATAAAGTAATTATCAATCCATTCTTTTCTTTTAGGCTTGCGTGAGGTCTTAAAGTCAATGACTGATAATTTCCCATCCCATTCAGCAATACAATCAACCCGGCCTGCCATACGTAAATGATTACTGTATAGTGGGTCTTCGATTGCGTGAATGTTGTCTATCCTGTCGAGTTCAGGACGGAAGCGATCCCACATCTGTTTGTCCAACAAACTGAGATTGCTTGTATCAATATCATTATTCAGCAACACGTTTTCGCACAAGTCATGTATCTTTGTACCTCTTGTTGCTGCCTGATTACTGATTTTGTTTGCTTCTTCTTCACCGACACGTTCACGCCAAGCCTTGATAGACTCTTTTGACGCATGAGACATAACGGTGGTTACTGAAGGATATAAGTTTCCTTCAGGTGTACGATAGAATCTACCGTGTTCGGTAGTTTCTGCTTCAGGTATTTTTAAATCTATTTCTATTCTTTTAAACATATTACTACTTATATTGGTACACCCTGCAGGAATCGAACCTGCAACCTACGGCTTAGAAGGCCGTTGCTCTATCCGATTGAGCTAAGGGTGCTTATCTGTTTTTAAGCAAATACTGCGCTTTATTTAGAATCCAAGGATCACGGTGTGGTAAGTTATAACCAGATGAGCTATCCCAGTTCTTAAAAGCGTAATCAAACCTGTCACTGTAAGCATCAGGGTGATCTTTCATTAGCTGCTCAAGTTCTTTTGCCCAGGCATCAAAAACGTGGTCAGGCACAATGTTGTCATCTAAAGCATAATAGATGCAAGAGTGGACAAGTACCTGTATCCGACGGCGCTTAATCAATTCGGCCGTTGGATTTGTAGGATTAGGGAACTTGTAATAATCTTCTTTAGACATCGCTAAACCTCAGCGTGAATTGAGAATGAATGCCTTCCATTAATGCCGTGAAGGTATCCTGACCAAAGAAGTCAATGACTTCCTGGTGACAAGAAAAAATCTGATCGGAATAACCGTTAGATACAATCAACATTAGTCGCGCACCTCCGTGATATACTTGTGGTCAACAATAACAACCTCACCAGCCTCACGACTGATAACAACCTTACCAGCAGAATTTTTCCACTGAAAGCCATCGTCTATTTTGACGTGGTGAGATACGTTACCGCCGTATTCAACACGGCTATGGGTTACTGTGCCGCTGACGGGCTGGTCACCGCTAAGATAAAGACCTTTAACACGCATACCTTCTAAGTTCCACATTATACAGACTCCTGCAGTTGATTCAATTCAATTTCATCAGCGAGATCGTTGAATACCTCGTACCACTCCTCGGGTACTACTTTGCCCGCATCACTTGCATCCAGGTGAATATCAGCATCCACATAGTTCCAGTTAATACGACCACGATCGTCTAGGTTCTCAAGACTATTGACTGCGTTATGAAAACTTACAATAAGCTCTGCTGTTTTTGCTATATTACTACTCATAAACATCTCCTCACAAGTTAATTTATCAGTTTATAATGCTTATTATACAGTAATTTTAGGAAAAGTCAAGCACTTTTTGGCCTAAGGAAAACAAGCACTTAGGCCATTTCTGACGTAAGTGCTTGATTTTGTTGGAGAAATTAAAAGCGCTTATAAATCAAGCACTTAGGTAATTTGAGTCCTCATACTTCATTCTGGCCTCAATATACTCCCGGACCAGGGCAGATCTAACTATATCTTCTGGCCCGAATTCGACAGAACAGAAGGATGGCATATTTTCAACGGTTACCATAAACTGCTTCAGGCCAGACAAGTCATTCCTCTTGTAAAGGTCGGTCTGCCTAAAGTCTCCACAAAATATAATCTTTGTATTGACTCCTACTCTTGTCATTAAAGAATTGATTTCCATGTCATTCATATTTTGACATTCATCAACAATAACAATAGCGTGATCTAATGTGATACCTCTGACAAATGAAGTACACATAAACTCCAGATACTTTTGTTCTACCAAACGGTGATATGCTTGTGGCTTGTTTGGAAAAAGTTCTTGGCACATTGATTGATACGGTGCGCTATACACCTCAGTCTTCTCATCTTGATCTCCGGGTAAGTGTCCAATCTCACGGGAAGGTACAGCAGACCTAACAATAATTACTCGATCCCTAGTTCCTCCTTTCATCATTACTTCTTCCAGAGCTCTATAAAGTGCAATGAAGGTTTTGCCTGTACCAGCACAACCGTGTAGCAAAAAGGCCGGTTTATAGTCATACTGCGACATAAACTGGCCTTGGGTTTCGGTTTTGGCTTGAATAGTTCTGAGGTCTTCTATCCTCATTTTCAAACTATTGTTTACAGGTAGTCCTTCGTTTTGTACAAGCTGAAGATTCTTCTTTGCCATATTACTTCCTATCTGTGGGTTATTGGTTAAAGAATCATAACAAAATTTAATCGTCTCCTAATAGTTTACCAGTTTGTTTTTGGACAGTCTCCCTAATCTTAACAGACTTATGATCTTTCTTACCATAGTCGTTTGCAAGTTTGCTGTTAGGGTTTGCATCAGCAATTTTAGATAATACTTCTTTGAAGCCGGATGGGGGTTTAGTGCGATCACCTGTGTTACTTACAAGGCCAGGGGCACCAGTAATAATTGATTCTATATTGGGGTTTTCTTCCAGGTATTCAACTTTAGCATCCCAACTCATAATCCTGTCATATTCTTCACCGGTTTCGTTATTGCGAAAACTATATACTGGCATCCAACGCACCTCGTCTGACAAGTTCTTTCTTCAACTTATCTTTAATTTTTGGTAAAGTATTAGACTTTTCATACATTTCCACAATATTCTTTGTAGAAGTATTCTTCATATAAAAGTGTTGGTTTCTTTTCTTAACAGTGCCATTGCTTTGTTTTTCAGCAATTACGACAGATGGTTTAAACTTAGTTGGCATCACGTATTTCCTCCATGTTATCAATAATCATATTTATAACTCTCCTGCCAAGAGAGGATATGAGATCACTATTTTTCAGTTCATATAAACAGGCTCTGATATACAAAGGATCCAGAGATTTCATAGTATCTACTGTATATCTCAGTTTGTCGAACCCATACATATTGAGAGCTAAAAGTGCTATGTCTATCTCCTCATCCGTATAAAATGATAGTCTATGACCTACTACTTTAGCTTCAGGTGTTTTGGGTATTCTTTTAAAAGGTATTACTTGTCCCATAACAGATATTTATATCTTTACTTACTTGTAAACCAAAAAAGATCCTCGGGACACTTGTATCTATGACATATCATCATTAACAAAATAGCCTTAATCTTTTTGGTTTCATTAGGTTGTTTACATACACACTTAACAGTTCTAACTTTCTTTTTTAGTGGTTCTTGTATCACTTCACCGTTAAATATGACCTCACACCCCTCAAAAAAAGATCTAGCCAAATTATAGCTACTAATCATATCTTTGTGCATAACGTGTTCTAATCCTATAGCAATATTAGGATAATTTCCATACGGCTGAATCTTAGCATTTAACATCTGTACTGAGACTAAATTCATTAGTGGCTTTCTTTTTCTGTAGTTTACAGCATCTGCACACTCATCAACTACCTTATTCCAAAAATCTCTATAAGTAGGTAGAGGTTCAAAATTCAATCCCTCAAGTGCAGCTTCATCCTCAGAATATAACCAAGAAGAAATGTTATTTTTTTCTGCACTAAAAAGTTTGGCGATAAACAATCTAGTAGTGCCTGGATGACATTTCCAAAACCCTTTACCACCATTAAGAGAATCCTCTAAACACCAATAACAAGATATTGGATTTTTAAACTTATAATCATCTTGCATATATTCCTTCAATGAATTTAGAAGTGATGGAATTTCAAACCAAAGCTCACCTCCGATCTTTCCTAAATTTAAAGGATACTCTAATGAATTCATGTCAGGGTGTTCATTAAGGGTTTCTTTAAATGTATTTAATTTTTTGTTATAGTTAGGCACGTGATAGTTTGTTACAGTTTTATCTAATGGAAAGTCTGAACAAAAACCAAAGACACCTCCTGTACCATCTAAAGGTATTGGTTCATCTTTTACCCAATGAATTGTTTTCATATTAAGGTGTAGTCTTTTATAGTTCCCCCCTGTAGATTTAGAACTATAGTCCATAAATTCATTCAGATCCATAGACTTTTACTCCATAATATTCTTCAAACTTCTTTGCGTCATTCAACGTATTTACAATAGGTTGCCCTTTTATGTTCAAACTTGTATTCAGTAACATAGGGCACCCAGTTTCTTCATACCAGCGTGTTAATAATACATATAGGCCCGGATTTGATGCGTATGTCACTGTTTGTACCCTACTTGTTTCATCTTTGTGTACGATTGCAGGAAACAAGTGTTTATGTTTACACTTTACAACCTGTTGCATATAAGGTGAATGAAAAGTCTTACTAACCTCAAAAAAGTCAGCAACATCATGTTGTCTTATAACAGGAGCAAACGGTCTAAACTCCTGTCGCTGTTTTATCTTGTTTACAGCATCTTTCATTTCTTCACCACGTGGATCGGCTAACAAGCTACGATTGCCCAATGCTCTTGGACCAAACTCTGCTCGCCCATTTGCTACTCCCACTATCCCATATTGTAACAGTTCTTGTAGTAGGTTGTCAACCGGATATTCACCTTTTATCTCATGTCCTAAATAAGCTGTACTAAAGTTCACACGTTCTTTAGTTCCAGCAAGCACAGCACCAAGTGATGATCCTGCATCACCTGGGTTAGGCATTATCCAATGTTCTTTGAAGTATTGTGGTATCAGTCTATTAGCAAGACAGTTCAAGGCACACCCGCCCATATAAACAAGTTTAGACTGCCCTGTGAGTTCTTTCGTCTTGTTTAGTAAGCCATGTAAGTATGATTCAAATACTTTTTGTACAGCAGCCGCTATGTCAAACTTATCTTGTTCGCTTGTAAGTTCAGGTCTCCACCAACGTACACCTTTATGTAAATTTTTGCCGTGTGTCAGTTTTTCTATTTCGTCAAAGAATCTATTAGGGTCACCATACGCAGCCATGCCCATGAGGATGTATTCATCTTCGTTTGGCTTGAGGCCTAACCTATCAGTAAAGGCACTGTAAAAAAGTCCTAAAGATTTTGGGTAACGTGACGACCAAACTTTTTTTTCATTTTTCCATATTGAGGTGGTTGTCCATTCCCCTATTGCGTCAACAACAAGTGTGGCGCAGTCAACAAAGTGACTAGGTCTTGTATAGTACCCAGCAGCCCAATGTGACTTGTGATGGTTGCCCCATTCAATAGGACATTTGAAATCGTATCCTACATCTGTAAAATATTTTTTTGGATTTTTATACCAATTCTTTTGCCCTGCCCATATTCTACGGGTTGCTTTGAGTAAAGGATTCTCATACCAAAATATTATATCAGGTTGTCCATACTCTAAAGCTGCTCTTACTAATCCGGGTGAAAGATTTTTATCGTTTTTAATTTTACTATATCTTTCCGAATGTGAGGCAAAGACGATGCAACCGTCTCTAATAACTGTCAACGCTGCATCATGGAACCCTGCACTAACACCCCAACTAATCATAGAACAACTCGTATATCTCTTGGTTATAGTCTTTTAAATATTTATTATAAAACTTATCTGTCTTGTCGGTCATTTCTACAAAGTTTTGTTTAGACACTACATTTTTTTCAGGCTCTAATAGAACATGATGTAATTTTTCGGTCACACCTTTATTTTCTATTAATACTTTTTTATGTTCTTCGCTTATGTAGAACAATGACTGATACTCCGGGAACTTCAACGGATTGAAGTAACAGTCAATTTTTTTGTCGTTTGAATATAATTCAAGTTCTTTGGTTTTATTAACATTGTATAACCCAACAGTGCAGTTAAAGGTTATATGTACCTTACCCACTGGTAGGTCTTTTTTGTATTGAATAAATTCGTTGACATTCTTATCAACTTCCTTCCAATTAGAATATTGGCGGATATAATCGTTTACTGGACCGACAGCATCTACACTTAATACCAAATGTAACTTTCTAATTTTATTTAATACTCGTTTCCATTCATCTGACATAGAATGTGTGCAGTTTGTTATCAAAGTGAGACATAAATCTTTTAGGACACCTATGTCATCTAAATACTTTAACATTTCTAAATGTTCTTTTAAATACATGGGTTCGCCGCCCATTAATTTTAGCTCTTGTAAGTGTGTTAGGTCTAAATCTCTCCAGTCAGTATAATGAGCATCTTTACTCCATATTTTTTCTTTTAGCTGTTTTTCCCTAGCATATATTCTTGTTGAGTACAAAGAGTTACACATTCTACAGGCAAGATTACATACATTGTTGGGTGTGTATTCTAAAAATCTAAGCTTAGGAGGATCGTAAGCATCAGTTGTTATGATGTTTTTAAAAACATTATTAAAGTCTTGTCTATAACTAGATATACCGGCTTTTTCATCAAACCAACATCTTTTACATATTGGATCTTGAATACCTTTACCCAATGTTTCTCTTAAATGTTTATGTGACTTTGAATTAACAGCATCCAAAGTATATTCTGTCACCTCTTCAAATGCACGACAACAAATCAAGTTCATTTTATTAGGTGCGTAGACAGCTG